AATGTGGTTATCCCATATTCCAAGCTCAACTATTCCCCAAGACCAACCTGTCATATTAAGCTTTGCATACTCCTCTATGTGGCCGAATGGCAACGCACAACCTACGTTAATAATACGCACAGAATTTTTATCTCCTATTTTGGCTTGTTTCCAATCTCTAAATTTGTGAGTGTGGCCGAATACAATGTCGTTGGTTGCATCGTTTGCAACTTGTACTTCACAATTTTTACCACCATATTCTTTGCCCATAATGTTTAGTGGGCAATGAGTAAAGGATACCCCCCCTATTATTTTAAATGCTCCATAAGGAGAAAATTTCCAGTTACGTTTAAAAAAAGTATCATGCAGCTCTTTTTTCATCATGCCTGATATTTCTGGTATATTTTCTTCAAATCTATAAACACGTTGTTCGTGATTACCAAAAGTAACGTGCCTAGGTATTCTTGGATTATCAATATGTTTATCAAGAAGATCTACAGCTGATCTTAAAGAATCTATATCTACCATGTAAGCATCTTTAAGTTTACCAGCTTGTGTTGAATTTTTTTGAAAAAAACTAAGACTATCGAATGAAGCCCAATCACCTATTTGAATAATGTAATCTGGTTTAGCAGCTTTAATGTATTTACCAATCCATTTAAATCTATCTTGTTCTATATTAGGGCTGTCGTGAGCATCACCTATTACTATTATTTTGTGTCCTTTAAACATAATCTATTTCGTAAAGAAATAGAAAACAGATCCTAAGATACTAGCTAATATAATTATAATACCACCTGCACCTTTCCATTTATTCATATCTGCTCTCATTTCTTTTACATCTTTTTTTAATTCATCGATTGATTTAATTAATGTTTTCATTCTTTCCATACAAACTTTTTCGTGAGAAGATAACCTTACTGATGTCATTGCATCAGAATATTCTTTAGAGGTTATTTTTTTTCTCATGCACCTGTACCTTTGTGTTCAGTACAAAAATAAGAAACATATAACTTTTCTTTGTTAAATTTTTCTATGTGATTATTAGTAACTGTAATAGTTGCTACTGCACCTGCTTTAGTACAATCAGTCCAACTTAAAAATTCTACAGGAGATACTTGTGGAGTGTTGCACATTCCAGATATAGCTGAGCAAATTGTATAAGCTAAAACAAATTTCATTTATAGTTGCTATAGAAAATGCAACTATTGATAAACGCACAAATTAGTATTGAAGTGAAACACCTCTAATTCTAGCTTCTTTAGAACCAGATGCTTGATTAGCAAAAGATATTTTATATTTTAATTGTGTTCCAGCAGTAACAGATAAGTCATTTACTTTAGCCATCTTAATACCAGAAGCAAAGTCTGGCATAGCAGTTAGTGTAGCTGTTGCAAAATTACTGCCATTGTCTGCTGATAATTGTAAAACTATATCTGTATTTAAAGTATTAGTTCCAGATGCATCTTGATAAGTTATGATTGCTCCCATTTTGTTAGTTGAAGATGGAGCTGTAATTGCATTGGATATAAAGTTTCCAGTAGCAGAAGTTGTTATTACAGTTGTTGGAAATTGAGTCGTAGGAATTGTGTAAGTATTTCCAGAATATCTTGCATTACTTGAAACTCTTATTTCTTGCGTATAAAGACCTGGCCCAGTAAAGCCATTACTATCTGAAGCATGTCTTTGATGAAATGCTAAATCACCATTTCCATTAGCATTAAAATTATAGCTTAAACTATCTGAATAATTATATTGAATATGACCATCTGAATATAATTTTAAATTTCCACTATCTTTAACAAATGCCCAATGTGTCCAAGCACCATTTGAAAAACCATTTATTCCCCAGTTACTAGGGCCTTGAGAATTTGCACTACTAATAGTTTGTCCATAAAATGCTGCACCACTATTAGGTGCTATGGATAATCTTGAACCAGTAGAAGTATTAAAATCCATTACATATCTGTGAGTACCATCTGGTGTAAAATTATTATTATAAGTCCATGCTTCAATAGTAAAATCATTTGTTCCAAAATCATATTCTGATGTATGTACTATTTTCCAACCACCATCATTTGCACTTGCACTTGTTAAACTATATGAGCCACTAAATTTTTGATATGTACTGCTCAAATCATTTCCACTATAAGCACCACCATTTACTGGTCTTAAAGTTGCACTTGAAGTACCAGCAACAGTACTAACAACTTCTTGTGTAGCAGTATGGTCAGTAGTGTTTGGTCTAAATAAAGAAACAAGATTTGAGTCTGTACCTGAAACAGCAGAACTTACATACTCACTAGCATTTCTGTCTGTGTTAGTTTCTGTTCCTATTCCAGTATCATCTTGAAATACATCAACATACATTGAGTTAGTATTGTAAGCACCTTTGTTTTCGTTAGATGCTTGTCTAATAGCTAAAGTAGAAATATCATTTACGATTTTATTGTCGTCAAAAGAAGTTGCGTGTTGTGATACTGCACTAGCAGGTATTCTTGCGTCTGCTATAGAACCAGTTAATTTAGTTGCTGATAAATCTGCTATTCTTGCATCTGCAAATTGACCAGAAGTAATTTTACTTGCAGGAATATTTGGAATATCATCTGCTGTAAAACCACCTGTAATTATGTTTGCAAGATCTCTAGCTTTAGTCATAGGATTTTACCTATAATACTATTGTGTTAGCTTCATCTTCAGTTAATGCTTCTCCTGCAATTAACTTTGCTTTAGCACTAGCTTTTAAATCTTCTTTAGCTTGTGCTTCTTCTTCTTCAGTTGGCATTTCTGCTATTTTAGCTTCAATATCTTCAACTGAAATTGGTGTAGTACCGTTTAACCAAGTTATTTGATTTACATCATTTTCTAAAAAAGAAAATTCTGCATTAGGGTTAATTGCTTTTATTGCTTTTCCGATTGACATTATACTGATACCTCCATTAAAGTTATAAAGGATTGAGAACCACCATATTGATAATAAATTTCTCCTGCACCATCTTGATAAACTTGTGCTTTGTAAGTTGTAGCATTTGTTGTGTTTGGACTATCAAGATAATGATACATTGTTCTTACAGTAATAGCTGAAGTTGCACCGTATGTAGCTTTTTGTTCTGGTTCTTCAAATATAGTAGTAGAACCTCTTTGTATTCTAGCTTTCCAACCTCTATTGCCGACATTAGTATAACCATTAATACCAAACATCATAAATATTTTATTAGATGCAGAAGTTGGTGTAATAGACAAACTCATATTATTTAAATCTTGCCAACTAGTAGCTGCAAGATTGTGTTGAGTTGTAGTAGCTGTATGTTTTACTTGAACTAAACCTCCAACTGGAGCATCTATATAAGATAAAACTCCACCAGAAGTGTTTTGTAATATTTTAGTAGATGTAGGTTTAGCTAGTCTTTGTAATCCACTTCCATCTCTGTAAAGTATATCGCCTTGTGTTGTTAAAGTTGTTGAAATGTCAGTTCCATTAGTACCATTAGTACCTGCTGAACTCATTATATTCCAGTAAGCTGTTGCGTTGCCTACTGCTTGTCCTGTACCTGCTTGAATACAAATGTATGAATTTCCATTGGCTGATACTACGTCATTTACAACATAAGCTGTTGAACCATTGTAAGCACCTTTCCAATTATATCGAATTGCTCCTAAATTTAATGTAGCCATGTTTAACCTTTATTGTTTTTTTTTATAATTATCTACGCACATTATTATATCGTGCATACCAATATGGTATTTGAGATACTAAATGTCATTCCAGATGCTCCAAAAATAACATCATCAAAACCTGCAAAATCAGATTCAGATAAGTTATCTGCTCCTTCGTTAGTTGTAGTTACTATTAATTGACCATCGGAATTAGTGTGAAATCCATATACTTCTGGAGAAGAAGCTTTTTGATAAGTAAGAGCATTACCTGCATTATTAACAACTAAAGCATGTCCTGCTGTTCCAATACTTGAAGGTGTGTCTGTTAAATCATTAATTGATATATTAGCTAATTCAAATGTTCCGTATCCTACAATATCAACAACATCACCTGCTGCTAAAGCTGATGCAAATACTACAGAATTTCCAGATGTTGCTGTAACGTCTGTTCCTAATATCTGCTTAACTCCATTTAAAAAAATATCTATAAACCCAGCATCATATGCTAAAACTTTACTTGAAGCTTCCGAATATCCTGTACCAGATGCACCAGATAAAGTTGTAGGTGTTCCAGTAATATTATAAATAAATCTAGCTGCTGTACCATTTACTGTAGAACCAGCTGCAGCCCATCCACTAGATTTATAAACTTTTAATTCGTTTGCTGTTGTGTCAAAATATAGATCACCAACATTTAATGAACTGCTTGGTGCTGAACTTGCAATTCTATAAACGTCAGCAAAATTTTGTACTGCTGCTAAATTTGAAGAAACACTTGATACTGCTGCATGAGCATTTGCTAAATTAGTTAAATTAGTAATTCCTGCAAGTGTTGCCATATTTGTTACATTAGTAGATGTACCAAGTGTAGCCATTGCACTAACATTAGATGATGTACCTAATAACCCCATATCTGTTACTACAGCACTTGTTCCAAGTAATCCCATTGCAGTTACATTTGCAGAGGTTGCTAATATATCCATGTCAGTTACTACTGCTGAAGTACCAAGTAATCCCATATCTGTAATAACACCAGAAACACCAAGTAATCCAATTTCTGTTGCTTTACTAGCTACTGCTGTTACTGAAGAATCTATACCACCTACAATATTAACATTTGCAATATTGTTTGCTACAACTTCTATTTCAGAGGTAGTTTCATTCAAGTCATCAGCTACAGTTTCTACTTCTGAAACTGCTTCTGCTAAATCATTTGCAACTGCGACTACTTTTGCAATATCTGCTGCTACTGCATTTACTGAACCTATGTTTGATGCTACTAAATTTATATTAGTTGCATTTGAATGAACTCCAGATACAGCTGTTGAAATACTTGAAACATTTGAAACTGCAGAGGCTATTCCTGCAATAGTTTGTATATCAGTTATATCTTGAGCAAATTCTAATCCATTACCAGAACTGTTTACTGATAATACTTTGTTTGCTGCAAGGTTTGGAAAAGTAATATTAAAAGTATTTGCTGTTGTTGCTGCAGCTCTAGGAGAAAATTTTAAATCTCTTTCTACTTGCTGGATCATAGCAATAATTTTATCTAATTCTGTATTTAACGAGTCAATTTGAAATGCACCAGAAGTTGGAAAGTCTGTAGATCTAGCAACAGCTAAATCTCTATAAATAGTTATAACATCGTTAAGGGTAGCCCCTCCCCCTAATGTAATTGATCCACCACCAGAAACTGCTGCTCCAGTAACTGAATATTGTGAAGCTGATGAAGGTGATGCATTGTATGATAATTGTGTACTACCATTAAATACTTTAATATCAGAAACAGTAAAAAATTCAAAAGGTACAGAAAAACTAGTCTGTCCAGATGTTGCAGTATATTGAACACGAGGTTCAGTATCAGAAATAGTAATAGCCATTTATTATTTTAATCCTTTTTGTATGTCGTCAAACAACCAATCAAGATACCATACATTCTGCCAAGGAATTAACCTACGCACATTTTTTGCTGTGTGATGGTTATACTTACCACCTGCAACATCATAGATAATATCAAAGATGTTATAAATTTGTCCACCAGATGGGCCAAGTATAGTTCCCATCTTCCATCGTGTTGATGAACCATAAGGTTTACCTGCACCTAGTAATGGAGAAATTCCAAATCTATTATCTGTTAAAGTTTCTATTGCTTTATTAACGTCACTATAAATTCCTGCTAAACCAGATCTATCAAAAGCATTTATTAATTTTTCTGATAAAGATAGTTTACCATAATCTCTGTTAAATCTATATTTGTGATACAAACCATCAATCATCATTCCAGATCCAAGTAACAACATAGAACCAAATAAAAAATCAGCATCACGTTCTTGCATACCTCTTAATAAAATTCTTTGAGAAGCTGCTGCTGCAAATTTTTTAAACTGAGCTATAGTTGATCCTAATTCTGTACTCATCCATAAAGCTGTGTCGCCTTTACCTGGAGTTACAATAGTAATATTAATATCTTTATTTAATGCTGCACCAAAAGCTTTTTTAGCTGCATCATCTGTCCATTCAGATGTACCTGCAATAAAGTTATGTTTTAATTTTGTACCATGAGTTTCAAATTGTACTGCTATTCTTTTAGCCATTTGTTCATCAATACCAGAACTAGCTAATGCTGTTTTCCATTTATCAGATAAGCCACCTTTACCCCATTTAATAGAGTCTTCTATTATTCTAGAACCAATAGTTACTGATGCCATAGACTTAGCCATTTCAGTCCATCTTGACATAAGGTTAATATACATAAAGTTAAACTGAGAAGTTTTACCCATTGCACTTTCCATCTTGTTTACAAAACCAAACATATCTGATGGCATATCTGCAAATAACATAGCTCTTTGGTTAGTAATTAGATCAACTGCTTCGCCCCAAGATTGAGCTTCTTTTTTACCTAATTTAAAAATAGATCCACCACTTATAGAATCTGCTAACATTTCAAATTGTGTTTGAAATCCTCGTTTAATACCAGAAGTCATAACAACTCTAGCTGCGTCTGGTATTGCTGCTGCAAATCCAGTAAGCATAGTTAATGCATTATAATGTTTCATTGTTCTCATAGCTACAGAAGTCCAATGATGAGGGTTAGATGGTAAACCATAAGTACCTCTAAGTAATTCTACTGCTGCTTCTAGATCACCTAATACTTGATTTTTTTCTTTAACAAGCTGTAATCTTTTAGCTTTGTTTTGAGTAAATCCAATTTTCATATTGTATTCTGCTGCTACTTGTAACAGTCCAGGCTCAGTCATAGACTCAGCTTCAGATACATATTTGTATCCCATACCAGATGTATCTCCGTATTTTTTAGTTAATAAAATATCTGGAACTATTTGTCTGTAATATGCTTTTTGTAATGCAAAAATATCATTACCAATCATACCTGCATCTAATAAAGCTAATTGTGCTTCTGCATCTAAGTTTAAATTTCTAGCTTTACTTGCTCTTGCATATCTTGGTCTATTAAATAAAAATCTTTCATTAGCTATTATTTCGTTTAATTCTTTAATACCACCATTTTTAACAGCTTCTAATTTAACTAACATTTTATCCCAACTTCTTTTTTCAAATCTTGTAAAAGGAAAATGACCAGATAAATCTTCTACTAGTTTATTTAACTTAGCTTCGTTCATAGTAATATTTTTACGAACTAAAAAATCTTTAATTATTTTTTTAAATAATACAGGATTGTTATCAATAGCTGTTTTATTGTAGATAATGTTAATATAATTTTTAACACCATCTGGTGTGTTTCTAATATTAGCTAATCTTTCTGTTAATTTTTTTATTTGAGCTTCTAATTGTTCTACTGTCCATGTTGCTGTTTTGCCATCTATTTTTGATTTAACAACTTTACTTACTTGCTTAGTATCTCTAAGCATTTTTAATACACTTTCCATTGCAGCTAACTCTTGCTCTACAGGAGCTTCTCTTAATTTATATTTTTTTATTTGCTCCATTAATGGGCCATATACTTTTTCTTGTGTAATTCTTGCTGCTTCTTCTACAAACTGATTAGGATGTTTTCCCATAATTCTAGCTCTTACAATTTCTTGAGAAAATTGTGACATAGAATAAGCTTCACTATCTAATGTATTTCTCCAATTAACACCTATTTCTGTTTTAGGTTTTGTTTGGCCAATACTTTCTAAATACTTCATATAAGCAGTTTTAATATCTTTCATGCTTTCTATTACTGCAACTTCTTCCATCTTTAATTGTACTTCTAAAGATGCACCAGTTGATTGAAAGCCCCAATCCTTTGTGTTCTTTAGTTTAAGCAAAGGAGTGTCTAGAATATCGGACATCATTTTTCTGCCATTTGTTGTTGCCGATTTCATTACTCTAAATACAGGAGTCCAAGGGCCTTCTTCTCCAAATTTAGAGAAATAACTTTTTACAAAGGCTTCTCCTTCTAATCTCTTTCCTGCTGTAGATAGATTTTTAGTATCAGTATTTACAGCAGCACCTACTCCACTAGGAGCAGTATCTACTTTATTAGGATTAACTAATACTCCATCTTCATATATTTTACTTGATCCATCTAATTCTTTAACAACCATTTTTTTAGAATTTTTGTTTACAGGTGGTATCCAATCATCAGCTAACTTAACTGATTTTTGTATAATGTGTTCTGGTACAGGTGTAGTAAATTTATTAATTACTGCAGGTATAACGAACGATGCTAATCCAACAATAGGTACAAAACTATCATCTCTTAATGGATCTAAGTTTTGTTTTATTATTTCTTCTGT